TCCTGTTGCGCCTAACTCAGAAGTGATTTCTACCCATCCGATTTGCGCCATGTCAGAACCACTAACAACATATTTGTCTCTGATTATGATTGGCGAGTTCTCGAAGATGTAGTCATCAGATTCTAATGCAAGCATTGCCGCATCATCAGAAGCTTTTTGAAATTCAGAACCATATACAAAAACAGAACATGCAACACCGGCGCCAAACGCTTGACCCGCAGCTTCATAATAAGCTACATCAAAAGTTTGGGCTGCTCCCGGAGCGGGGCCTGATACTGCCGTTACAATACCTTTATTCCAAAGAGTAGTAGCTCCTGCGTTTGCAGAAATCATTACAGTTTGGCCTACTTTAATAGCGATATTGCCTTGTCCGCCGGTAGTAACACCACCACCCGGAAATGTAGGAGTAAGGTTGTCGTTAACAGTAATAGTAGCCGTAGCATTTCCTGCTCCTGCACCACTTGTACAATCTGTATATTTAATATGCAGACGACCCTGTTCAGTCCATTTAATTAAATCAGAATTAGAGGGCATCTCTGCACCCACCATTCTTAAAAACGCGGAAACACTTCTGTTTCCATATCTCTCAAATTCCTTTTCATATGTATCAGGTAAATACTGATTTAAGAAGTCGAAATTAGTGATATAATTTGTTGAGGTAGCGACCCGTTCCGCACTTGGAATTAAGTCAAACCCCGGAGTTGGTAAAACACTCATTATTTCTAAGTTTTAATTTTTAAATTTATTGTCTTTTTCTACTTTTTATGCGTAACCCATTATTATTACTTTTTTGGGATACTGCCTTAATTTGCAATCCACCTTTTCTTACAGTTTCCGGTGTCCGCCTCATCTCCATATCTATATTTTTAGAGTTTTTAGCATCATTAGTAACTGCATCCGATTTACCTTGTTCATAAAAGAACTTAGCAAATCGTTCAGGATTCATTGCAAGTGATAACGCTTTATGGTATCCAACGGCATCTTTAATTAGTCCATCATCGCCCATATATTTCTTAATAAAATTAGAAATATCGGATTGTGACTTTTTAAGTTCTTGCACCGTACCGGGAGAATAAGTTAGGTTTCTGTCTCCAACTGTAAACTCAAAACCTTTGAAGTCTTTGTTGAAAACCTCGTCTGTCTTTTTAATAAAAAAGTCCACACGCCTATCTGACTCTTCCTCAACACTCTTTGCGTTAGCGAGATATTCCCTATAGCTTGCTAAATCTTTTTGGTCGCCTTCAGAGAGAGAATCCGGGCTTGACTCAAGTGGAATCTTATATTTCTCTTGTTGCTCACTAAAGAATTTTTTGGCTTTAGTTACCGCTCGCTTTTTAGCTAACTTTATTTTTTTGATATCTGATTCATCGTCTATATCTTCATCATAAGAAAATTCGGATATCATATCCTGAATATCTTCTGCATCTAGACCTTCCTCAGTTGCCATATAATAGTCGGCTAATATTTTGTCGGGAGATTCCTCGTTATAGTCTTTGTTCAACTTAACAAAATCTTCAAGGCTTCTTCCCGTTTCTTTTTTATACTTAAAGTACGCAGATACATCTTCAGGTAACTCCTCTGATGTCTCGCGTTGTTCCATTAACTCATCCATTGAATTAATGGTCTTTCCGTATCTGTCTCCAATATATGAAAGAACGTCATCTTCTTTTATCTTCACATCAGGAATTTCTCGTTCCTCTTCTACAGGATGTGATTGCTCCTCCTTCAGTTTGTCCACTATTGTTGATTCGTTTGGGTCTCCAAACTGTTCCTCATGTTTTTTAAGTAACTGCTCTTCGACTTCTGCCTTTGATTTTTCTTCGCCGGGCTCAACGGCTCTTACTTTGATTTCCATTTGATTTGATTTTATATTTACAAAGTTATGAAATTTTTTTCAACTATTTTTAAGCCTTTTACCTTGGTTCAAATTCTGCAAGGTCAAAGCCATCTAAACTATCTTCATTAGATTCAAATCTTTGGGGAGGTAAATTGTTTTTACGTTGGTCAATTAATCTTGATTGCTCCGTGTTTGCTTGACTAATACGCTCTGCTTTAGCATTCTCCCGTTGGGTTTCGCGTTCTTGCAACGCGCGTTCACTTACATCTCTTAACTCCTTGTTATAATTAAACTCTTCGGCCATTAACATTTTCTTCATCTCTGCTTCCGCACGAAGCTTTTCAATCTCAAATGCCACTTCCGCTTGTTTGATTTTCATCTTTTGTTGCCCTTCCATTTCAATTTTTTGCATCGCAGTTTGAGCAGCCATCTGTTGCGATTGTAATTGACCTTGTTGTTGGATAGCTTGTTCTTGCATAGCTTGCTTTTGGTCTCGGTCGGCTTTTTGTTTACGTTTAACTTTAAGCAATTGATTGGCAAGTTTTATGTTTCGTATTTCTCGAATATCAATAGCATCTTCAAGATTGATGTCTTTTTGTTGTAATGCCATTTGAATGTTCTGTTCTAACATGGCTTTTTCCTCCTCATCAGGAGCCACTTCAATATATACCCCAAAATCATAAATATAAAGGTCTTTAATTTGGTCAAGAACATGTAAATTATACTTACCTATCTTATTCGCAAACTCTTCTCTAAATGGCGCATATTCTAAAATATCGGCCACTCTATAAGAAAGCCCTTCTGCAATGGTTCTTAATATATATAGACTCGCCTCAAGAATATGTCGCGTAGCTACATTGGAGTTTAAAGAAGCAAGCTTTTGAACCCCTACTAAAGAGTATGGGTCGGGAGTTGAGGCGTCTCGTGCTTCATTAAGACCCGTACAGGCTCTTATCATATCAAGATAATGATTGTAATTTCCAATCAATGCTTGCATCTTTTGTTGTCCCATAGCTCCTTTTAATTCTGTAATCGGAACTTTGCCTTGATTATATTCCCCCTCTTGGGTATAGCTTCTTCCAATTACACTACCCGTTTGAAAATATAGACGCAAAGCATCTTCAGGATTGTAGGCATTACCCGTTCCTAAGTCTACTTCATTAAGACCATCTGCATCAATATAAACTCCATCAGGAACCATACGAGCAATAACTTGTTGTAATTTTAAATGTGTAAGTTGAATAAGGTCCGCAAAAGGAATCATTCTTCTGAGTAAAGACTCAATACGTCCTTTATACATTCTAGGGGCAACGGCCACATAATTCGGTAACGCATGTTGAGTGGCGGACTTTGGTCTAACCATATTTTTTGCCATCTCCCATTTTAAAATAATATTGGTTCCCATAACCATTACTCCATCATACCATACGTCAATAGTTTTCTCTATCTTTTCAAAATTCCCTTCCTCCATCATTTCATCCGGCGGATTAAAAGAATCATCTTTTTCTATAACTCTTTCGCCACCGCTCTCAGTAATTTTCTTTTTATGAACAACTTTTTTAGTGGTTTTATAGTTAAAATACATCAGGGTAGCAGTGTCTCTATAAAATATACTGTTTTCGTAAAACTGCGCTACATTATAATAATTGTACCATGCTTGACTATATTGGGATATTTCTTGAAGGTCTTCATTGGTTAAGGTGGGGTCAATCTTTACAAGTTCAATGATAGGAACAGATTTTATTTCTCCCCAATAAAAACAGTCTTTAAAATGAGGGTCTTCCGTATAACTATATATTACATTGGCAGGGTCACAATAATTAACTTTGACGCCGGCGCCGGGTAAGAACTCAGTTTTGGCTATTCCTATTCCTAAAGTCATTAAGTCATAATCAAATCTCTTTCGTAAATCAACATAATGGTTGTCCTCAAGTAAAGTATTAATAGCTTCTTCTTCGGCTATCTCTATAGCGGGTTTATAGTTGAGTTGCATATATAAAGCTAATTCTTCATCGCTTTCGGGCAATTCATCAGGGTCCATCGAAAAAGGGTCAACGGCAAACTGTTCAGAAATAATAGTTAGAATAGGTTTAGCGACCATTTGTTTCTCTATCATATCTTGATAAGAACTACGGTGGGCGGCCGACATCGCATCTTGAGCAAATGCTTTTACTTTAAAAAGTCTATCAGACATTCCATTTACTACAATATCTACGAACTTAGGCAGAATAGGTACGGGCGTCCAATCTAAGTTTAGATATGACAAATCTCCATCTATGGCTAATTCATTTTTATATTTAGCTATCGATTGCTCTCCTCGCGCATAAAGACGTAAACGATGAAAGTCTTGCCATTGGTCATAAAACCTACAATTGTTATAATCTCTCCTAAACCACTCGTATTGAATCGCTTGCCCAATTTGCAAGCCATACTCATAAGTGGCTTTTTCTGCATCCGATACAAATTGCGACGGAAATCCGCTCGGATTAATATTTACTTCTACTTTTTCCATTATTTTATAATTTCGCTTAGTCTACCCTTATTATTATATGTAGCAAAGTTAATGCTTATTTTTGATTGTTTTTGTTGAGGTAAATATGTATGGCGTTGCGTAGCCATAATTGCTAATCCTGAACTAATAGTAGCATCAAACTTTGTACGGTTATTAATATTAAATCTTGCCCAATCTTCAAGTGTGCGTGTAAAATACATTGACCCCATTTCATCATTAGGTCGATAGGTTCCTTGCAAATCCATGCCTACATATTTTTCTATATAGGATTCTATAGAAGCAGCATGAGCTTGTTTCACATCTTCAGAGGAGTTGGGTATTCCCCCTAATTCTTTTTCAGTTTTAGAAAGCCGAGTAAAGTGTTTGTCAGGACGATTAAGAGAAAATCCCCTATATCCTCTATTTTTAAAATGATACAAAAGCCTCGGTTTGTTATTCTCCACAAGTATCGGCATTCCATAAAACACACAAGCCATCAATACTTCTTCAAAAAATATTTCGGCCGTTTGTGGACGCGCTATATATTGTAAAAAGAACTCATTGCTTGGTGCATCTTCCATATTAAAACGGGTAAGCCCATGCAGTGAGCCATTAGACCCACTTCCCCGCACTGTTCCGGAAATGTCATATGAATCACACCCAAACGCTCCAATATGGTCATTACCTGCCATTTTTCTACCTCGATTATTAATAACTTTGTTTTGTAAGTGAGTAGGCGGTAGCCATGAAATTAAAAATCTACCGCGAGGATTAGGAGTCCATACTACTTTAGAATCTAATTCCCCATTATGCCAATGGAAACTCCCCCGCGTTAAATGGTGTTCTTGAATTAAAGAATCATTATAGTCGATTTGTTGATATATCTTGGTAAGATTAAACAATGACTGTTTGCTTTCATCACGAAATGCATGAGACTCAGTCTTTGGAAATTGACGATAAAACTCATTGAGAGCATCGGCATCGTTTTTTAAAGACGCAACTTCATTTTCCCAATATTCAAGAGCCCCTATCTTTATGGAAGCGCCATCTATACCTTTAGTGGGTTTAGAAGGAGTCGTTAACACCGGCATTCCAAACTTATCTATATATCCTTCAAAATTCCATTCCATTGGAACAAAAAGACTATAGAGGCCACTTTTAGTTTGGCCATTAGGGTTCCGTTTAGTAATATCTGAATCTTCAAACAGTTGCTTAAAGTTATCTCCTCCTTTATCAAGTGCATTAGATGTAGAACCCATCATACATTTGCCAATAATCCTAGAACCAAGCCTTAAACATGTTTTAGTAACTCGCCAATTATTAAGAATATTATCAGGACGCATCCATTTACCACTCTCATCATGAATTAAAATTTGTAATTTTTCTCCGTCATAACTGTTGTCTGCCGTGTTTTTCCAATCTATAGTGGTATCAAGGCCATCGAGTTCGTCATGTTCAATATCATACATGTTCCGTTTCGTAATCTTGGAAGCCGGTATCCGATAAGCTAATTCGGTCTTAGGTTTATCCATTCCATCTTGGATGGGACTAAAAAAGAAAGGATAGTTATTAGAAATAGGAACAATTTTGTCTGTAAACATCTTTTTAGCATCGGCGCCCGTCTTTGATAAAACTCCTACGCGGGCATCTTTGGCAAGAGTAGCTACATTTACCGCTTCGGAAGAACCCATAAATGAAAAACCTGACCTTCTAATCTTGAGATAACAAATTCCAAAACTACGCTCATCGGCTTTACATGCTTCCCAAAAAATATAAAAAAGCCTATTGGCTTCTCTAAAATCAGGATATCCTACATCTATTTTTGTCCATTGTAAATACATATAATGCGCTCCCGTAATATAGGTGGGAGTACCATTATTCATAAACCAATAGCCTTCCTCCCGTTTTACAAACTCTTCTTCAATATATTCTACCCATTGGTTTTTAAATCCTGCCGGCATTTCATTCCATTGGAAGATAGTTTTTAATTTTTTTAATGCCGTCGGTTGTGGGGTTCTTTCCCAATACTGTTCGTCTACAGAAAGTGTCCTTGAGGACACTTTTTTGGGAAGTAAAGGGAGGCCAATCTTAAGGCCACTTATTTCATATATCTCTCCAAGAGTGCCATTTTTAGAAATAACTACAATGTCGTATTTTTCATTATAGCCATAGGTCCATGTGCGCGAATTGTTTTTTCGCTTTAATATTCCCGATGGTACTACATCGGTCACTATTCTATGGAGCCTATTTTGACCTTCGTTCTGCAAAACCTTGTTTTATATCTGATTTAGCTTGTCCATTTAATGATAATTCAATGTTTTGTTTCTCAACTTCAATCCGGTTGAGAATATCAAAAGCATCAAAAATCGCTAGTTTTTTAGTGGCGGCAGCATTTTTTAATCTATCGGCGGCTAACTCATCTTCGGGGTCAGGCTTAATAATTTTTTCTTTAGCTACCTTAATAAGATGTTGAACCGCTTCCTCGCCGGCTTCTATGATTTGAAGTTTTACGTTAATTGATTTCATTTAATTTGACTGTTAAGTTATTAGTAAACATTCTATATAGCTTTTCTCCTTCGACTATAAACTCATATTCAGAGTCAGGTTGATAACATACCGTATCGCCCACCTTCAAACCTAAATTTAACAAATCTTCATTAATATATCTAATTGTTCCCACAAGAGGTTCTTCTTTGGTAAACTTCTCTAAATAATAATCTTGCTCTTCTAAAGGCTTAATAAAACAATATTTGGAATGGGACATCCATGTGTCCTTTTGTTTGTAAAGAAAGAATTGGTCTTCATCAATAAAGAAATAATCATCGCGCAAAAAGCTTCTCCCACTGCGTTCGCGCCCTTGCATGTCATAATAAAATTTAAACACATTGTGATGAACTAATAATGTGTCTCCCTTTTTAATGTTCCCTTTATATCCCAAAGGTGTTTCTATAACATGGGCAAATCTATTCGCAAATCTATGGTCTTCAGTATCGGTGCTTGTAATAAGGTCTATACCACCTAC